CTGCTGGTACTAACACTCTGAACTACGATGCAGGTCCACTTGTACAGACCGAGGCATACAGCAATGCATGGAGCGATGGTAGTAGCAACGCATCTAAACCTACGACATACGTTGGAGTTATGGAGAGGCAAACTAACTTCACAGGAATGTTAAATCAAGACCAAGAGGGTTGGCAAGTAAGATATAGTGACGGTAGAAGGATGACAAGACCGTTTGGTACACCAGTGCGCACAATACGAAATCCAACACGTACTGAAAGAGATTGGTGGGGCGATGAAGAAGGTAAAGGAGAAACAAGCCTATCTGTGGCCTCTCAGTACTATCTGATAGATTGGTGGGGCAATGAGCGTGGAGAGGCTGTAAGACGTGCCCCAGTGCGCGGATTTGGTATTAGACCATCATGGGATTGTGGTGACGCATATGACAACGGTAGCAATACTGCACATGCGCGTATTTGGAATGGTGGTAAGCCTCTATTCAATCTAAAAGGTATAGCCAATTTGACTAATGGAAATATAACAATAACTGACGGTTACACAATACCTCGATTCGGGGGCGTGTTGAATAATGTTAACAACGCTAACACAAATGAATTGGTGGATGTGTTTGCCCCTGTGCATTCATTGCGTGTAGGTGATATGGGTAATGGAAGAGGCGTAAGATATCCAACCGCGTTTAACGAAGAGATTCTCACAGAACTATCGACACCAGTACATAAGACTGGGGTGGTTCTCAGTCATAATACTGCTGAGCCATTGTTCGGAGATGGGTTGTTACGCCCACGTAACGCTGTACTGCAAGCCGATGAAGTCAAGAGGGGTATTAGTTCTAAACTTGGTATAGATGATAATGGGCTACTAAAATCGGAAGCAACGGTCAGTGATAGAATAGAAGAGATAGTTGGTACAAGTGTACACACAGATGCTATTTCGCGCACTAGTCCGAGAATTGGAATAGACGCACAAGTTGTAGAAGGTATAGAACAAAATCACGTAGTCATCAACACAGAAGCACATAGTTTACACACTGATAGAAATGTAGGTCAGAGAGTTATACTAGAAGGTGCAATGCAAATTGAAGGTAGTTTGGCAGATGCAAATTATACAAGTATCAGTTTCTCAAGACAAGGTAGTGGCTCTACGGTTTCTGCCGTTCATAGATACTCACACACTAACGTGTTCAGACCATACGGAGGTTCATACATAATTGAGACGAAGAGTTATGCTGGACTGTTTGACGATACTGGTTGGGGTGTTGCAACTTTAAGCGGTAGTAATCACACAAGTAATCCTTACCAAAGTCCATCTGATGGGAGTGTTACAAATTATAATACAGATACTGTGAGAAATAATGAGAACGATAATATTGTAAAGTTCTTAGTTAGACCAGTAAGAGTTTTAGACGCTAAACACACGGAAGTATATCGCATACACAATTCATTGAATAGCGCATCGCCTCAATACACTCAAAATTACCTACACGCAACATCCGGCGGCAAGTATGGTATATTCACATACGAAGTGGAAAACGGTAGAACACCTAATACGAATCTATCAAGAAGCGGTCTACCCGACGGTAACGGCCCGTATCTTCCTATATTTGTATTCGACCATACTGCTGCATTCACTACACCACTCAGTTATGGACCAAAGTTACTAGGTACGGGTGTAAGCGGGTTTGATAACACAAGTTTGAAAACTAGCGTATCTAGAATTATCATAAGTGAAAACACACTACAACATCATCGCTCGGATGCAGCGAGAAGAAGGCAAGAAGAAGACACAGACGATGAACTCAAGAGAAGCGACTTTGCTGTAAAACCTAGATTTAGCCAGTCATTACACAATAAAGGGCACAAAGGTGATGTGGACTTCAATGTCACAGACCATAGCGGAGATGGTGCGTGATGGGTCTTATCCAATCGTCAAAAGGTAGGTTTGATGAAACCTTGACAAATGTAATGAACGATATTAGACAACCAGTGTTTGTAGATAACGCTGTACATTACGCAAAAGTAGAACCAAGAAGTGCGGGTAAGACTAGAGTTACTATTGAAGCGATAAACGCTGATAATTACGATTTAGCAACAGAGCGTACATATTCTTTAGTTGAATCTGAATCTAGTATTATCATTACGCATACTGAAACTGACGGGCATTCGCTGAAAAGCGATATATGGTCTAGTAATGGTAAAAATAAGGTTACAGATTTATTGTATAGCGAAGATAACCCAGTAAACCGAATTATGAAGAGTACAGTTACTTCTACCAGCAATGGTCTACAATTAGATTTACGCAACATGAAAGGTCGCACTTTGAAAGATATAGGTTTTAGAGATGAAAGAGTACATCTTGCACAAGGTATAGATATTGGATTTAGAACTACCGATTTAGCGGTTAGATTAGCACAAAATGTGCCTGATGCAATTACTGCGGTAACAACAGGTTCACACATTACAACTACTAGAGGTAGCAATAATAGACGTAAGATAAGTAATACATTCTTAGCGTCTGATTTCTATGGCATTAATCTAATTACAGCCTTACGCTTTGTTTCTAGACATGACAATCGTGTGACTATGATGAATAGATACGGTGTGTTAAATTATGTGCCTTTTAATCATGCAGACGTGAGTAGAAAAATAGCAGGTAACATACGCTTTGGTCAGAAGAAAACTAACCCTATTGAGAATATAGAAAACCGCGTCACAGTGCAAGGTAAACAAATAGCATTAAATGAAGACTTGATTCTTACAATGGATGATAGAAGTAGACAACAGAGTAAATACAATACAGATGTACTAGAAAGTGTAACTCCTATATTTGATGAATCTATTACGAGTATATCACGTGCAAAAACAGTTGCAAGGCAGATATTGAAAGCAAATGCGTCTACAACAGGCTCACTACAATCTAGAGGACATCCTAATTTATGGGATGCGAGACCGGGCGATATAATAGAATATGATGGTAAAAGATTGACTATACTGGAAGCACAACATAGAGCAGGTAGTGCTTTGAGTGATTTTACTTTCCTCAGCGTTGAATCGGGATTAGAAGGAGTCTTACAGGGTATAGAAAGTGGAAGTGTGTCATCATCGTCTAAGAGAAGACCGGATAAGACAAACCAAATTACAGATGAGAACTTTTCATTCTTTGATAGCCTAGAAATAATAGTAACACCGACAATTACAGTTACTGAATTATCACACGCTGGCTTCTTAATTGGCCGAAATAGCGAAAGAGGGGTATTAGGTGGGAACAATGAAACTATCGGACTCATCGAAAAAGAATCTACAACAATAGAGGGGGAATCATAATGCCAGCAAACGACCATTTGAAACGATTAGTGATAGAAACAATAGCAGATAACATCAATGAAATGGTTATTGGTTTTGATAGCACACCTGCTACAAGTAGCGATGGTAGTGCTGGTAGACCAGCGATAACAATAACGCCTACTGTACGCATTATGGATAATTCAACATTACTTGTAGAAGGTAATTTAACAACAGCAAACGCATTCGACGAAACGCTCAAAGAAGTGTTCGTGCAATTAAGGGGTTCAAGCGGATTCACCCCTATTACAAGACATGTTTTCAATCCGATAAAAAAAACATCGACAAACGAAGTAGTAATCCAATTAATGATAGAGGTAAAGTGATATTATGGTAGAAAACGTCATTTCAGGGCACACGACAACATTGACTGATGGAGATTATATTCTCTCTCCATCTTTAACTAATTTATTTGAAGGCATACACGGTAATGGAATCTTGATGTATGAAGATACAGCAACAGGTGATAGCAATAGAAACGCTAAGGCTACAAGCCCCGGATTTGTTTCTGATAACGGTACTAACTCTATCGTAGTAAGAGGTGGATATGCTGTATTAGACGGGTTAATCATACCTTTCGGTAACATAGCCGCAGGTGCAACACACACCATTACACTACAACAGAGTACTATTGAAGGTAGTACATCTGCGTTAACTAGCGGTCAAACTTGTCTGTTAGTTGTTTATGCTTGTAGTGATACAGAATCTCCGAGATATGGTATCCACATAGAACAGGGTTCTCCTGTATCTACCGGATTTCCAGTAACGCCTGAAAGTTTCTTGAGTGATACAAGCGGTCTAAATGGTGGCCTGAACCTTGCATCTAAACAAAGCACAGCCCTTGCAGTTGTGAAATGCGCTTTCAATGCGGGCGCTGGAGATTTAGATATGGAAGTAACCGAAGTATACGATGTGCGTACATTCGTAAAACCTAGCCCTATTTATTTCAGCCCAATGACTACTGGTTCTCTTGGTAACCAAACAGGTAGAATTGACTCGACAGCAGACCTTGACGGTATGCATGGTGGTGGAGATGAAGTCGGGGGACTATCAACATCCAACTTTGGTGGCATGTGGATGTCTTACAGTCACGGTACGGATGGCTCAGATGGAGACCATGTGTTGTACTTTAGCGGTAAACAAGGTGGTACGAGAAGAACACACAGAATCGGTCCAAACAAAATTAGTGTATTGAATACTGCACAGGATGTTAGATTTGATGGTCCAAATATTTTCAATACAACACCTAGCGGTACTATTAATTTAACACCCACTGGTACATTTCCTCCAAGTCATATGATTATAGTTAACAATGCTGCAACAGGAAATAGTAACATAGTTGTATTTGACCCCAATGGTTTGAGTAATGGCTCTGATACTGACGGTAATGTTAATGCGGCATCCTCTGCTATATTCGTTTACAATGGTACAGCGTGGGTAAAAGTATTCGCAACATCATCAGCAGTAGGTGCGAGTGGTTCAGCAGGTGCTATACAGATAAGTGACGGTAGTTCATTCTCTAACGATGCGCAACTGACATTCACCACCGCGAGTAACACACTCAACGTAGGCGGTCCGATAACTATGGGAGGACTTCTTACCGATGCTAGTGGTATAGCATTCAAAGCCAGTGTGTCAAGCAACCCTGCTGGTTCAGGGCCGGATGCACGAACTCTATGGGTAGACTCAGATGATGGTAAATTATACTTCAATACAACTGCTGTACAAATGGTAGGCGACGCATCAACAATAGATATTAACGGGCTTACAGAAGTACAAATAGCGTCGGGCGATTACATCGCATTTTCTGATGAAGGAGAAAGTGGAGACCCGACAAGAAGAGAATCGATAGACGATGTGGCAACATTGTTTGCAGGTACAGGTTTAACCGCATCTAGTGCAGTAATCAATATTGACCCTAACCAAGCGGGTATCACTAGTATAGGTCCAGCAGGTACATTGACTGTGAATCAAGACTTGACTGTAACAGGTAATTTACTTGTAAGTGGTTCGTCTACAACATTGAATGTTGGAACACTGGAGGTTGAAGACCTGCATATTCTCATAGCAAAAGGTGGTGATGACGCTGCCACCGACGGTGCGGGTATTATCATTGATTCAACTGATGGCGACAAGACTATACTCTTTAGCAACAATGCAGATGCGACCCTAGAGGGATTGAAAGTCAACCAACACTGGTTACCTAGTAGTGACAGTGCACTAAATCTAGGGGCAACTGATTCAACTAACCCTCTCAGATGGGCTAATGTGTATGCTGATAATTTAGATACCACTGATTTGGTTGTAAAATCGTCTGCAAATCTACTAAAGACAGACTCTACTAACAATAGAGTAGGAGTACTACAAGGCGCACCCGATGCACCGTTCCAAGTAGGCGAGTTAGGTTTCGGTTACGGTAGCGCTAATATTATTGCAAGTAATAACAACGGCTCTACCCCAGTAACGATTGATTTATTTCACGACAGGAAGTTTAAGGCTGCTAAATTGTTAGTATCTGTTGAAAACACAAGTACGGGAAGCGGGGGTAGAGTATACGAAACAGCAGAGATGGTTGTTACACATGATGGGAGAAGTGATACAGATGCAACAACTGCATTCCTAAATACATACGGTGTAGTGACAAGCGTTGGGTCACAGCAGGGGGCGTATCAAATTGGCGTTACGGGGTCTAGCGGTAGTCAGAACATTCAATTACAGGTAACACCTACGGAAACCAACAAAGATGTTACGGTGCGCGTATCGTGGCAAGCATTAACAATATAATCGAGGTGAAAAAATATGGGTACAGCAAGAGATTTTCACGTCAAGACAGGTTTAGTTGTAGATGGAGGTAACGTTACTCTAAGTAACGGAAATCTCCTTGTTAATTCAGGACATATTGACATAGATAACATCAAGATTGATGGTCAGACGATTTCCACCGTAACAGGTAATGAAGCGATTAATATTACACCACACGGAACAGGTTCGGTAGTTATTTCTAAATCGACTTTAACAACGACAGACATTAACGGTGGTACAATTGACGGAGTTACTATTGCTACATCTGACATTACAGTAGGTACGGGTAAAACACTCGACGTATCGGGTGGAACTTTGACTCTTGCAGCCGACCAAATTAGCGGGGATGCAATTGATGGCGGCACGATTGGCTCAGTCACAATTACAGCACTCGCTGGCGACTTGAGCCTTGGTGACAACGACATCACCAACGTAGGAGACTTGAACGCAGACAGCATAAGCGTCGATGCGGCAGCAACTGGCCTCAACATAGATTTCAGTGGCGCTAACACAACCACAGCAAAAATGACGTTAGGTGACAATCTAGCAGATGCACTCAACATCACCGAGGGTTCTAACTCTTACATGAAGTTCACAACCACTAACAGCAGTGAGCAAATTGTCTTTGGTAAGAACAGCACGTTCGCTGGCACGACTATCGCTAACTTGGGTACAGTTACCACAGCCGACATAGATGGTGGCTCGATAGATGGTACGACTATTGGTGCTAACAGCGCAGTAGCAGGTACGTTCTCTGAGGTTATTGCTGTCACAGTCGATGCTGCGACTGACTTCACGGTTGGTAGCACAGTCATCACTGACGACGTGATAACATTCACACCATCTACCAGTGATACTGTTACGCTTACAGCAGCAACAAATGCAGAGTTTACCATCGCTACTATTGATGACAATGCACAAGCAGGTCACATAAATCTACAAGCAGATGGAAATGTTAGACTAAAATATACTAGCGCTACAAAATTAGAAACTAAATCTACTGGTGTGGATATTACTGGTCATCTTGAGGGTAGCGCTGCTATACATTCCGCACATGCAAGATTGCGTGCTAGTGACGGTATAGAAGATAATGCAGGGTATGGGTCTAATGGTACTCATCCGGTTTTAGACGTTGATGGTACTAACTTTTACACAAGTGAAACACTTTCTGTAACAGAAACTTCAGGTAACTATAAACTACCGAGTAGTACTTACGGTACTAGTGCTAATAACGTAGGGAATGTAACTGTGTTAAATCTAAATATAGAAAATGCTTCTTTTGATACTTTCCAAGCAGCAGAAGCATTCTGCGCTATGAGTATCAAAGACAATAATGGTGAAATCCAATACAGAGTTGTAAACAAAATATATGGTGTGGTAAATAGAACCGGAAGTGCAGCAACACCGAGTATCGACACAATAGTGCAATTTCAATCAGGTGATGTAGACGTAGGACACTTTCACTGGGTTTTAGGAGGCGCTGGATTAGGCGCTAATAGCGACACAATGACTTTAGTTTTCAAATATACAAGTAAAATACAACATACGTCAGCCGATACAACAACTTATTCAGTTAATTGTAATGGGTTATCATTATCAGGGGCAGGTGGTTAATAGATGGCGGAGCCGGGATTGTCACACGCAGCATCTGCTATTACGAAGTTCAAGGGTATATTGATTGCAAAAGGTAGTGAAACTACAAACGCACAATTCACCGCAGGTTCATCTAAGTTTAGTACAGCCACACCCAGTTCATTTGCGGTGGGAAATTATATATCCGGTAGCGGTATACAGAAAGGCACTAGAATAACTGACATAGACAGTAATGATATTTACATAAGTAAAGCACTAACGGGCACTCTTGCTAATGGGGCGACTGTTACTACATGGAATGAATCTGTAATACAAGCGGGTGGACCTGAGGCATTCGAGTTAATCGGTGGAACAGGGATATCGTTAGCATCATCTGCATCTGCAAGCGGTGCACCCGCTATTACAGTAACAGCATCCGGTGGTGGTACTGCATCCGCTTTAGCCGCCGATGACCTAAGTACTGGAGATGCTGCTGTAACACTGACTACCACCAGTGGTAACATTACGATTGATGCTCAGGCCAGTAACAGCGACATTATCTTCAAGGGAACCGATGGTAGTACCGACACTACATTCCTTACACTCGATGGTAGCGAGGAAGGCAAAGCGATATTCAACGCAGATGTAACAGTCGGTGATGATTTGAGTCTTATATCGGATGGAGCAATATTGAACTTCGGTGCTAACGAAGAAATTAAGATGACCCATGTTCATAACACTGGTATACTATTAACTCAAAATGCTGTATCGGGTAACATTGACTTGCAATTTAGAGATGCAGATACGAGGATTCAGTCTAGAGCAGATGGTACACTAGAGTTCGTTGCAGACGGTATCGCTAATATAACCGCACCGGATGTTAATTTGAATGCCACTACTAAAATAGTGGCTACAACCCCTCTTGTTTCATTAGATGCAGCAGTAGTGCAAATTAAAAACACCGTTAACGATACAGCCTCATCGGAATTGAAGTTCGTAAAGGACAAGGGTGCGGCTGGTGCTGATGGTGATGATGTCGGTAAGATTACCTTCGTAGGAGACGATGCGGCACAGACTCAGACATCTTTCGGTCAGATTCTTGTTGAAGTATCAGAAGCAGACGACTCGGATGAGGCAGGTAAAATGTCATTCCTCGTTGCTGAGAGCGATGGTACAGATACAGCACTCACAGCAGGTTTGATTATTGAAGGAGAGCACGCTACTGATGGTCAAGTAGACGTTACAATCGGTGCTGGTGCTGCATCCACAACCACAATTTCGGGAAACTTAGTAGTAAATGGTACAACGACCACAATCTCCAGCACTACATTAGAGGTAACCGATGACTTGATTACAGTCTCGAAGGGCAATGACACTCTTACTAATGCAAACGGTAGTGGAATGGAAATCGAGTGTACGGACGGAGGTACTGATAACATCCACTGGAAGTACGTACATGCTAGGACAGCACTTCAATCAAACGTAGACATAGACTTGGCTACAACAAACGAGACTCTCAAGATTGCAGGTACGGATGTGCTAAGTAACAATACCCTTGGAACTGGTGTTCTCACATCAAGTCTCACGACTGTTGGTGCTCTAAACGGTGGTAGCATCACATCAGGCTTCGGTACAATAGACACTGGTTCATCGACAATTAGTACATCGGGTACTCTAACTGGTGGTGCAATTGTCGGAACTAGTCTAGCCGTCAGTGGTACAATTACCGGAGATACATCGTTGACTCTTGATAGTACTACAATATCTACTGCTGAGATTGGTGTCTTAGATGGTGTAACAGCAGGTACTGTCACAGCAAGCAAAGCACTGGTTGTCGATGGTAGTAGACATTTAGCAACAATTGGTAATCTTACTTCTGATGGTACAGTACAAGCCGCCGTTGTTAGTGTAGACGCTGTTGCAATTATAGACACAAGTAGTGCAGATTCACAGACAGTAGCCAATAACGCTGCTCATGTTGCTGTTGCATACGCATACGGAACATATAGAACTGCTAAGTTTGTGTATCAAATAACAGATGGTACAGACTTCGAGAGTGGGGAGATACTTGTAAATTACAAGGGCGCATCTGCGCCTTCTGCAAGCACCGACATTTATCTTACACAATATGCGGTAGTGTCTACTAAATCAGGTAACGCTTCTTTAGTATCTTGGGACGCAATCAAGACTGGCACTAACATAGAACTCAAGTTTACGAATGCTAGTGGTGCTTCTGTTGACTACACCTATGATATAGTAAACACGCTAGTAATCAAGTAATGGATAGTGAAATTATGGTGATGAATAAATGGGAACAGAAAGAGACTTTGTAGTAAAGAAAGGATTGCAAGTAACAGATGACATAAATGTGTCCGGTGACATAAATGTGTCATCGCTGTATGGTCGCCTTAATTTCAAAAAGAATGCGGCAGGGAATGTAAATAACGATGCTATTTATTTCATCAACGGCTCAGACCAATATGCAGGTGCAGTAAAATACTTCCATGGTGATAACACACTGAGATTTGACGCTAACCAAGCAACTCAATTACATATTTCCGATGGTGCGATATTCCCACCTACTGATAACGATGTTGATTTAGGTACTTCATCTCTCAAGTTCAAAGATTCTTTTTTTGGATTAGTTGATGCTGAAAACTTCAAAGTAAATGGAGGACAAGGTTCTGACGGCCAAATCCTAACTTCAACAGGAAGCGGTGTTGCTTGGGAAGATGCAGCAGGTGGTGGTGCTTCTGCTATTGGTGGTTTAGACGATGTATTGATGGATGCTACTAATTTTGTTGATGGTCTTCTAATACAGCCGGATAGTGATGGTTCAGCACCAACAACAGGAACACTAGATAGTGCAACAGAAAACATTGGTATTGGTAAAGATGTATTGGCTGCATTAACATCTGCCGACTATACTACATTTGTTGGTAGTAGGGCGGGAGAAGCAATCACAACAGGTAGTTACAATTCAGGATTCGGAAGAATGACCCTGTATCAAGTAACTACTCAAACTAATAATACTGCTGTTGGTTATTTTGCAGGTGGTGGTATTCAAAATGGTGGCAATAACACCGCTATTGGCGTATCAGTATTAGGTGCAAATAATAGTTCTTCACAAAACACAGGTGTTGGGTCAAGTGCATTAGCAAATACAACTGCTAATAACAATACTGCTGTTGGTTATCGTGCGCTTTACGGAAATACAAGTGGAACAAGAAACATAGCCATCGGTAGCCAAGCCCTCGATAACGCAGACACAGAATCAGATAACATCGCAATTGGTTACGATGCTTTAGGTGGCCCAGTTGCAGGTTCGACAACAACAATAGCGATTGGAAACTATTCTCTTGATGCAGTAACAAGCGGCTTTGCTATTACAGCAGTAGGACACAAGGCGGGAACTGCTTTGACAACAGGTTGGGGTTCAACTCTTCTCGGTTTTGAAGCGGGGGCAGAAACAACAGGTAGCAGAAATACACTAATAGGATATAGAGCAGGTCATTATTACACGGCTGGTAATGATAATATTGCTTTAGGTTATCAAGCCCTTAACGGTTCTTATGGTAATTCAACGGGAAGTAATAATATTGCTTTAGGAAAATCATCAGGAAGTAGTATAACCACAGGAAGTAGTAATATCGCTATTGGAGACAATGCAGGTAATAACATCACAACAGGTTCAAACAATGTAGTTATTGGTGAAGCAGATGTTCCAAGTGCAACAGGTTCAGACCAATTATCAATAAGTTCCGGTGATGGTGGCGTTACTTGGATTACAGGTAATTCATCCGGTGGTATTAATTCTAAAGCAGAAGTTGTAGCAGTATCAGGTAATACAACATTAACACTAGCACAAACAGGTGCTTACATTTATTGGACGGCAGGTACACTAACTTTACCTGCAAGTGGAACAGTAGGAACTCAATATACTGTAATTAATAATACAGGTGGTTCTGCTACTGTTGCAGTTAATGGTAGTAACTGTTCTATGGTAGCAGGTTTTACAAGTGCAACAAACGCAACAACGGCAATAGCAGACCATGAGTTAGCCTCATTCGTTTGTGTTACTGCTAATACTTGGATTCAGGTAGGTTGATTCAAATGAGTTTTATTGGTGTGGTTGGGGTTGTTGCACAAGCAGCACAGGGGGCAATAACAACCGCACCTACAAGTGTTAGTATCGCTACAAGTGCATCCGGTAATTATGATAACGCTATATCGGCAGGTGTAGCAAATTGTAATTTTGCAGGGATGGCAGTAGATGGTCTTGAGTTTTCTAGTGGTTCGGGAACAGTAAATGTAGATAGAACACAGTTTGGTAATCATTACAACGGGTGTGCAAACGGGGTAACTCAAACATATAAAGGATATATTCGTGCAACAGGTGCAACAAGTTTTCAATGGGGAGGTTCGCTTCACAGTTCTAGTTTAAGTAATTCTTGTAGTGCTTCTGTAATAGTCTCCGGTTCAACAGACCAAGATGAAACTAATGCTAGTACCGGAGACATAGGATTAACATTACTTATTGCCTTTGGTGGAGGTAGAGGCGGTTTAACTTTTCCAGCAGCAGGTGATGAGATTGTGCTAAAGTTTACGGCTTCTGCTACTAATTCTAACGGTACTACTAATGCTAGTACGGTAACTTTAACATATGACTTTGTAGAGTGATTAATATGGCAATAAGACAGCGTGTAATAATACCGGAAGGTACTTCGGGAGACTTTGCGATTAGACATTTTAACGGTCAAACTACTGATTATAATTGGGAAAGATATTTGATGATGAAAAATGAAACAGCAGAAGAATATACTGTATTAACCAAAGAAAGTTGTCCGTGGCCTATAATGCAAGATTCTTATGCTGAATATAGAGAACATCAACAACTTTGGGATAATGCAACAGGAGATGTATTGATAGGTGGATTAGGTATAGGATTAGTGCATCAAACATTAATGGATAACCCCGATGTAACATCTGTAACTATAATAGAAAACAGTCAAGATGTAATAGATTTAGTTTGGGAACATTGTGCTAAAGATGAAACCTTTACTTTAATTACAGCAGATATAGAAACGTGGGAAATACCCGAAGATAGTCATTGGGATTATGGTTGGTTTGATACTTGGTTAGTAGATAATCCAATGAACATGAGACAATACAAAGACTTAATGTATGAAAAATATGGAGATTACGTTACAACAATGGGTAATTGGGAATCTATACCCCAACCTCAATAATTAATCCCAATCTTCAAATGATTCTGCCATAAACGCTTGCCACATTTTACAAGCACCATTGTGGTGTTTTCTATTTTTCATTGTAACCCCCCTTTTTTCGCTACCCAAAACCAAAAGTCATTAGAAACAGACCAAAACCATTTATCTAGTCTACTTATATTCTCACCTCGTTTTTCAAAGTGTAGACTAAATGGCTTATTTGCATGGTAACAATCATAAAGAATATTTTGATTTGAAACATAGCAGTTTCTATTTTTATTGGTTGTGATGTAATGCTTTCTAGCATCACCACATCCAACATGGTGCAATAAGTAAAGCGCCTCTATATTGATGTTCCTACTTAAAGACAGAATCTTGCCAAAAATGACCACATTCTTTACACTTCCACAGTTGGATTCTTTTAGCCTCTTCGTTATGAAAACGAGCAGACAAGCGGTGAGGGATATGCTTGTGTTTACAGTTACGACACTCTACAATTAGCCTATCCATCAACCGACCCATCTTAAGCGCCTTTCTTTGCTATCATATCGTCAATCTTTAGGATTGCAGTAGTAACTTCGGTTGCGCTCAATACCGCCTGTCTGACTAAACTCATAGGTTCAAACACTCCTAATTCAAACATAGAGGTAATACCACCATTTTCCAAATCAGGGCCGTAGTCAAGCGCATCGTCTTGGTTTTTGTGTCGTAACGCAAGTATACAATCGAGAGGGTCGTGCCCTCCATTTTCTGCAATAGTGGCTGGTATTATTTCTAAAGAGTCTGCAAACGCTTCGATTGCCATTTGACTTCTACCCTGAGCAGACGCTGCTTCTGAACGTAAATATGATGCCATACTAGCGAAAGCACTACCGCCACCATACACTATATCATCTCCATTTAAGACAAGGGAGACAACGCCTAGCGCATCGTCAAATCCTCTTTCTATCTCATCTAAAGTGGTTGTAGTAGCCCCTCTAAGAACTAGCGTAGATTGGTCTGAATTAATCATCCCCTCTACGAACAAATAGTTCACATCGTAATGTCTTTGCCTACTCACTTTACCCATAGCACCGCACTCAATATCAGAAGGTGATTGGGCTATCGGTATGCCTAGTGTTGATGAGAGTGCTCTCATAGTACTCTCAGGTAATCTTCTGACTACCGTAACGTTATGTTTGTGTAGATAAGTACACACGTGGTCGAGAGCGCCATCTCTTACAAAAACCATTCCACCTTCTTCGGGCATTTGCTCTAAAATTAATTTTGCTTGCTCAAGTAAATCATCGTTTGCTGACGATTTGAACTGTGTGTATCCCTGCATGTCTAACTGTACTTGTATATTCTCATCTGTTTTCTGTGGCTCTAAGCCGCTATTCAACAGAATTATATTATGTTCACCATCTATCTCTTTTTCAATAGTCAAGTCTTTATTCACTATTGCACCATTGAATAAATATGAGTCTCTTAGTCCACCGCCGGGTAAACTCAACACACGTACTTTTTCTGCATTACCCGCTTTCTTTACCGCTTGTACACATAGTGACGCTACATCATCAATTGCAGCATCTAGTGTTTTACCAGTCATAGCGGTTTTTGCGACTTGGATAAGGAACTCATCTTCCGTAGAAGGATGCCTAGTAAACTTTAGCGAACTTAAGCGGTCTATCGCCATATTCGCTGCCTCAGTATAACCTTTACAGACTATATTAGGGTGCAGCCCTTTATTCATCAAGCCTTCACTGTTAGACAATAATTCACCAGCAAGTACGACAGCAGTTGTTGTCCCATCGTAACATAGACTCTCTTGTGTTTGAGCACACTCGATTACCATTTTACCAGCAGGGTGTGCGACATCTAATTCTCTCAGTATAGTAGCCCCATCATTGGTTACTATGGTGTTTCCACCACCATCAACCATTAACTTATCACGGCCTAGTGGACCTAATGTGGTCTTCACTGTTCTCACTATCGTCTTCACTGCATCTATGTTATTCCTCAATGTTGTCTCGCTATCTCGCTCACTCATTCTTCTCCCTCCTTCTCTCTAAGATGTTCATGTAATAGCATTTCATTGTATCTAGCCATACCTCTTTCAAACTCTTGTAATTCATCTCTCATTCTTCTTCCTCCGTTACCTTACGCGCGAAAGGATACTGTACTTGCTTCGATAATTTATTTGCTACTCTTTGTATATCTGCTAAGTTGTTACCTCTTTGCAACATACCAAAGAGTATATCTAACGCTTTTTTCAATTTCCATATCTCTTCTTCCGTCGTGTCATCCACTTTCAATTCACCTTCTCTTGGGTTATATTCTACCATTCTACTTCTACCTCCATTATGTCACCAGTCTCAAAAGACCTCGACTTTAACATACCGTTCTTTTTACCGTATTGGTATATGTCATACGTTAACTGCGCATCTTTTACGCAATAGTCACACACTTCCGTGTATTTACCTGCTCTCCACCCTTTGGGCGCATCTTCGCTTTTCATACTCTTACTCTTACCTAGCGTATGAGAAACTAAAGACTGTAAGTTTGATTCTAATTTACCATAAGGTAATGATGCTTTCTGAAAAAGAAGTTTGGTATCGATTACATTATCGGCCTTTTGCATTACATCTCCGATTGCATAACAATCCAAAGATTGCTTTAGTACAGGGAAGTCAAAACCTATTATGTTGTGACCTAGTATCTTACCGCCTTTCTGTACATGTGCTGTAATGTGGTTTCCAAGTTCACGCGGGTGTAACTTGTGTGTGGTCGCCCCGTCTAACATAACATCTTCTTTAGTGAATATATGTGCATCTTTACCATCCCATGTAGCGACTACTGATACATCAAACAACGCCTTGTTATCCCAACCGCCTATTTCCCATGAGTAATTACTCGTTTCTATATCTAATGCCATTATGTCGCTCATTTCACACCACACGTCCCGAAATCACCACATGAACATTTCCACGTGCCTCTGTTTAGATTGGCTGACGCATATCCCTTACATGAAGGGCATGGTATCTTTACATTCGATTTCAGCATTATTCATCACCTTCCACACCTACCGTACCCGCTTCTACATCACAGTCTATGTGTCCATCATCTATCGCTTGCCATTCCAATTCTTTTTCGTGAAACTTCAATAATACATCCCACGCCGCGTCAGTCCTTTCATGTTCCCAATTAATTCGCTCTAGTTTCCAATGTGGTATACCGTCTTCTACATAGATAGCCCCCTCTAATGTGCCCCTTAGATGAGCGATTAGTTCCATCAATTGTAATTCACTCAAACCTGAGTGTTTTAACGGTATACCTGATGACCCGCTTCCTTCTCTTTCACATTTCCAACTTACATCTATTCTTCTATCTGACATTCTTCTTCATCTCCTTCATAGTATAATTCAGCGCACCCTATACACGCTTCGCAATCGTATTCTCCTTGCGCATTCTGATAAAACACAAATCCCACACCTCTGCAATCCTCACATAACGATAATTCATTTTTTCTTTCCATCGACATTTTCGACACCCTCCTTGAGTCTTAAGTAAGCAATAGTACCATCTTTTGTGTTCTCATACATCTTAGCCGCCCATTTACCATAATGAGCATAAGCAGTACCTCTAGTCACACCTGTTTGATTCATGTAGACTTTCACCAATTCTTGTTTCTTAATCCACTTGTTGCCCTTGTTACCCAATTCAAATGTCTCGCAAGCCTGAGTAGAAACAATCCATCTGTTTCTTTGCGTTACCCTTTCAGCAATCTTAGGTCCAATCTCAACCTCTCCTTCTAACCATGAGATTAAGTTACGGAATAAATCGAATAATATCTCTGTTGCCATAGATACGTGTTCCCCGTTTATCTCCCATTTTTCATCAAGCATAGCAAGATGTGCCGAGAATATCAGAGTATAGTTCTCCATGGCAGGTATGAATGAGGCTACTACGTCACTGATGCCCGGTCCTAGCCCGTTCATAAGTTCATAATACTCGTCAATAGATTGAGCAAAGGCTGAATAGAATGTATTATCGTCTGCCGTAAATATAGATGTCATGCTATCCTGTAATAGTGTTTCTTGCTCTTCTCTATCCATGGCATCCCACTCTACAAAAGATGTCTCAGTAACTTCTAATACCTTATTTCTCATCCTCTTTTCCAAGTCCTTGAAATAATTGACTATATCCTCGTATGTAATTTTCATTTTAGGTTTCACTTTCAATGCAGATTCTGAACGCACTAAACTCACGTTCTTCCTTCTATTCATATCCCAGTGTGACCAGTACAGAAGTACTCTTTGAAAGATACCTTTCGTCAGCACATACTCTTTCACACCAGCAGGTGGATAAGTTGTAATCCATAGAGAAACAAGTGATTCAATTTCTGCTCTACCGCCTCTCTGTTGTAGAACTAACTTGTTGTTATTGCTTCCCACTGGATTGCACGCCGATTGCAAATACAATACGGTTTGCTGACTGTGGGTGCTTGGGTTCAGTATGATAGAGCCTTCATCGAAATTAAGCGCCTTACGCCCCGATAGTAGCCCTTCCTTGTGTATGTAGTTCTCTTGTCCGTTATCGTCTTTCTCTACGTGAAAAGAACCTAGTAGACCAGCATCTGTACCTGAGGTGTACATATCAGATGGAACTCCTATATCCTCTAGTATATCTCCTACAAACTCCCACGCTATGCTCTTCCCCGTTCTGCTCGACTGTATCCAAAAAGAATGTACTCTAGGGTCTAGGTGACTTGCACCCCACGGTAATCTCACATAAGGTACTGCCAACTGACCCTGTATGAAGAAAAACGATAACATCGCTGGGATGTCGTTATCTATCGATACATTACCAAAATGTTTGATATACCCATCAAAAATCTTGTATTTCTTTACTGCTTCATATTCTATTGCTTGTTTCATGTTCTCCTTCTCTCCTTTCCATACCCTTCCGAATATTCCTATTGTCCGTCTATACTAGAGTACATAATTGTAACTATGTATAGATAATACATCGGAATATCTGACTATTCAATCTCGGTTTATATAGTCAATCAGCGAAACACCGTCCTTTCCACATGAACGGGTTGTTCGCTAGTGAGTACTTCTGCAATCTTCCTCGCAGTTTTCGTACCCAAACCTTTCACTTTCTTTAGGGAATCTTCATACATCATCTCTTCTATACAGCCGCAAGTTTTCAATAACCTGTCTGCCATTATACTACCCACACCGGGTATTGTGAGTAGCACATCTTTACGCACATCATTAGTGCTTACTCTACGAATTGCTTGAGCGCCATGTGCTGACGCTGGTTTGTGTAGTTTATTGTGTAGTTTAACGACAAATAGAGCCGCTTCGCTTACGTTAGGGGTGAATATCACCTGACAGTCGAAATCAGCCATTATACGGGCTAATAAACCTAAGAACTTATTCTGCGTTTTGCTGTATGATGTCTTTGCCATTTTCACGTATTGTGATATACTACCATGTACAAGCAAAAAGAAACGCTCATAGTTCGCATCCATATTGTCTAATTGTTTCCATAGATGGCCGCTATCGCACGATTGTAAGAAATCGCTGACAGACTTGGCTTCGACACACGCAGCACCTAACAAATAATCGCCTACTATTAGCGGCTTTCTTTCAATTCTCAAGCCTACTTTTTCAGCCTTACGAATAATAGATTCGCAGAGTTTTCCTCTTTCATTACTATCTATAATTAAATCAACCATCAATTATATCCTCCTTTTTTATGAACTCTACAATAATCACTACCATTCAATTTTCTAGCCCTACACCTTTCTTTCTTTACCGTTGTACCATGACATCTATGTTCATCACTAGGTTTACTAAAACAACGTTGACAAAAATGCGTTATGCTTTTTCCTCTTGAAGTGTAATTTCTAGTACCTAACTTAGCGCCACATTGCAAGCAATTGAATATATGTTTCACGTTAATCCTTCTCCTGTTCCATCGTAGAATCTACACTTACCTGTGCAGAAGCCCTCTTCCATCAAAGTGCTACATTTGGCGTGGGGGTATCCTTTGTAAACTATACTCTCCGTTTGCATTCTCGTAGTATCTTCATTATAATCAGCCCAGCCTTGCTCAGAACAAATCTCAATTATCTGTTCAACATGGCTATCTAGTTCTTTTTCCTCCACTCTATCGATTGGAAAGAACCACCTTAGTCTATGGGCTAGATACGAGGCTAGATGATACCTAGCCCTGTGGATAGGGTTACCTTCGCCTAAAGCCGCTTGTGCTAGACAAGGTAGTACCTGTATCTTACCTAATGAGATAGTGGGTAAATCACCCACTTTCTTTTTATTTACAGCGAATACGCCCGTCTTTTTCTCAGGTAGTGTAAGTTTAATCGGTTTTTCTCCTAGAATTATATACCCACCTCTAGGCTCTTGTGCTAAATCTAATAAATCTTCATGTTCAAGAGTCAATACTTCTTCTGAGGTAAGAGGTGTAGACCAACATCCACGTTTCATATTGTATGAGTTGGGTATCCTTATCATACCCGCTAAATCAAACGCCACTGTCGGGTCGTTACAAGAGAGGTCTAACGCATCGTGCCAATTCATCATAAGCATCTTACCTGCACTTTTCAATCTAGTAACTTCTAATCCATCAGTAGGGAGGAATGCCTCTTCAAAAGGAATCCAAATATGGAATCCTCCGCCTGAGAAATAAATAAAATGATGATAGTCGTTATCTAATAAATGCTGATGTAGTCTCTTTACCTGCTCATGCATGAAAGAAAACTCTACGCTCTTACCTTTCTGTTTGAAGTCTTTACAGTCGAAGTCCATGACAAAGTGTCTAACTATGGCCGTGTTGTATTCCGCTCTATGGTGTCTAGGTGCTTGAGTTCGTCTGTACCCGTAAGCGGTAAAGTAAGCGTTTCCGCTTCCATTTTTACCTTTCCAGTATCTTTCTAATTCTTCCCAGTTCCTTACGAGGTAACGCCCGCCATGACCCCCATGAGCGCTTAATTCCAAGACTTCCCTTGGAAAGTCGAGTGGTATGAATGGCACACAATCACCAGTATTTATCTAGACCTTGACTCTCAATTTTATTGCGTATCGTAGCATATATCATATTAGCAACTATTTCGATATCCGTATGGTTATCATATAGTAAAGTCCTGTATATTTGCTTATCTAACGTCACTATTATTACGGGAAAAGAGGTTACCCCATCTTCTTCTGTAAATGCTCGTAACGTCATCTGTTCACCTATATCAACTCTGTATAAATTATCTTTTATCATACCGTCTACTACGGTTAGTTCAGTTTCAGGTCTATCAATCAATTTGGTTAATTCCGTTTTGATTGCTCTTCTTATTGCTGTTATTTCATCACTCTCTCTGTATACTTTCATTCTATGTCCTCCATGTCTATTTCTGTTTGACTGTCTAAGTTGTTGCCCCACGCAGGGCATAATTCCATGAAACTACAAAATTGGCAACTAGAAACTACATCTCCTTTCCAATCTGTATAGTTAAATGGTTCAGGCTCAAATGAGTCTGTTATGTGCGCTTTTACTAATTTCTTTAGTTTGTTTTGTACTGTTCTAGGTGCATACCTAGTTATTTTTGAGCCAACCTCTTCTATTTCCCAGTTGGCTTTATCTCCACCGTTAGCCCATCCTCTAGGGAACTCCCAAGCCCAATGCGTTACTGGCAACCAATCTGAGAACTCTCCTTCATCTAGCATCAGCCTGTAAAATTGCATTTCTTCTCGCATCTTCTTTGCGGTCTTTTTCTGCTTCCATTTACCAGTTTTTAATTCCATCAATACAAAGCCTCCTTCACCATCAGAGAAGATAGTATCAATGAATCCACGTAGATGTACTGGGTATTCTTCACCGTCTACTTCTACATGAATTAGAGCATGTGCAGATACCTCGTTACCTTTGGCTGCCCAGTTAACACCTCTAGTTACAAGAAACCTATCCCATTGCCAATCGAACCATTGCTGTATAATTTCTTCTTCTCCTAACAAATACGGTTTAGGGGGTTTAGGAATTACACTGTACATCAAGTCTTTGGCTAACAATTCTTTACCGTCGTCGATAAGACTCAAGGTTTCATCTATCTTGTCAGGCGCATAGTCCCAAAAGTATTCTACAATATTGTGTACGTTAGTACCCCTTACCATGTCTTCTGTTTCTGCCTCAGACAAACGATAGATGTATTTCATTTTGTAAGAATAGCCACACCAACCGTGTGCATTAAGAGATGATTTACTAACTCTCAAATGTTTATCCATGTCCGGTTGCCACGCATACAGACTATTGTTGTAAGACTCTAACAACTCAGGAGTATGAGCCTCAGCGCCTCTATCACCTAGACTCTCCTTGTTAGGATTGAACTTCATAAACTCACTCATTCAGAACACCCCTCGCATTTTAACGCTGAAAGTGCTCTTTGACAGATAGGACAAGTAGGTACACCTTTTACCATGTAGATACCCTTCTCACCTTGCCATCCACAAAAGCATTTTACTATCTGAAACCTAGTCATCTACTCTTCCTCCAGCATTATCAATTTCTGCAAATAAACCGCTAGGTCTAACGCTTCTTCTTGAGCATGAATTAACCATTCTTTACGGGTTAAATCGCTTCTTTCCATCGTAGTGTTATATTTACGGTGACCCAATTCTGCTCTTGCAGTTATTTTTTCTATCACTATATCTTCTATCTTACTCATACAATCACCAATGTTTCTTCGGCCTTTTAGCCCCGACAGCCGCATCTAAATCCCAATCTAGTACGCTGTAAATATTCTTAATTTTCCTTGTAATGAACTTATCGACACACGTATTGTAGTCGATAACGAAATCATCAATCTCATCTACTGACCTAAAGCCTACTACGTTAGTATGTACCATACCATCAGGGGATGCTTTCGTGTAGACCCATTGTAGGCTATCTCCTACCTTAAAAGGCTCTCTAGGGTTGATATGTTCATTATAGTAGTAAGCACCTCTTACTGGCATAGGAGGCACGCGCGCATACTTTTCTTTACCTATACGACCATATGGTGCAAGTTCTTCCGCGCCTTTCTCGCCCTTAATCACAGACAGAGCAATTGGTCTGATGAAACTTGTAACCTCATCTTCCTCAGCCCCAGTGCCTATCATATTGAAGATTCGTCCTTGTATCTGTTTGGTGATAGGAGATACGCTAGATGCCTTGTATGAGAAGCCAGTAACTTTCAGTTGCCCCTTCTTCTCAGGAGGCCACACAAAGATACCGAAGTTTTGATTCTTCACATCGGCAGTCAACCAGTAATCAAAATACGCCTCTAGTTCAATTTCCATAGAAGGTAAATCAAATCTTTCTCGTATTATCTTATTCAAATCATTTACATGGTTCTCTATTTCATCGAATGGTATCTGTATGTAGCCTGAATCTGTGTGTCCAGCAAGCGCTCTGTATCCCGCTTTCTCGCTTTCTAAGAGTAAAGTATTGATACATTGTCTACCGTAATATGTAATCGTAGCACCTATGTCGGGGTCTATCCACCCACCGCCGACAGCCTTCTGAGATACATACCCATACACGGCATTTGTAGCCACTTTAACAGCCGTCTGCATCATGTTGTATTGTAGTCGCTCTTCGTCAGTTTTTGCTGCTTTCAACAGAGCCTTATATTCTGCACGGAGTTCTAACATACTAGAGATAATAGTTGGTATTACACCCTTCTCATTAGACCAGTAAGTACCATTAGGAACGCTACGTATACCATCGCCACCGTGCCTCATTTTAGTAGTGACGCAGAGATTTGCGTCTACTATCAGTATAGGATACATAGCCTTGAAATCAATACAAGCAACACCTCTATGTCTACCTCCAACAGTGTCGGGTACGTTAGCAGCAGCATACTCTTCTCTTTGCCTGTTGTATGTTGTTAAAGCCTTCAAATCAGTTTCACGTGAAATTAATCCTCTGATATAATTGGATACATTACACGTACTTCTAAAAGATACACCACAGTGTTTCTGCATAGCGAGATGATAGGGTATAGCCTTCACCTTCTCAGTACATTTCCTAAGAAGTGTAGTGTCACGCACACAGTAATCGACAAACTCATCAAAGTTATCTATCCACCACGTGAATACATCCGCATCCATCTTAGCACCCTCTTCACCAAACTCTTTGTCTAACTCTAAATCTTCTGCAATAGTAGCCAACTTCTTATTCCTAAATTGGCCGTTGCCGCTTTTCTGCCACATAGCCTCAAGACCGCTACCTTTCTCCCAAGACAGTGCAGTATCGTAACATAGTCTACCGAGTATAGGTTGACTGTTCTCTCTGTATCCATTTTTCTTATGGGGTCTTATCACTTGTCTAACAGGACTAAGCCTCTCAGATTCATTACCCAATCTTCTAACCAACTGAGGTAAATCAGCCCATAGTATCGAGTGAGCCACAAGCATGTCGGGGTCACACTCTTCTAAATGTTCTAAGAAAGCCTCATGCATAGCACCTTCATCTTTACACATATACAACATATAACCGCTTTCTCTATCGATAAAATCAATGGTCGGTGTTTCAATCTTAGGATTGTTTCTCACATACTTCACATATGCATCTCCTACTAACGCAGACCCATCACTCTTCCAAGCAAATACTACCGGATATTCTGCGTGTGTATCATCAATAGCAATCATTGTAGTAGCGCCCTCATTAGGGCATCCTTCCGGTTGCCATTCCATATCGAAATACCATATTCTAGGTTGAAAGTCAGGTATGTCCTTTGCCTTAGGATACATATGTTTGATTAACATATCATTGTAATTGATATCGGCTTCATAAGTTCGTATTTCATTCCTAATATCATATAGATGCGCTGGATTAGGAACATCGAATCTCATTAGAGGAACACCGTCTAAACCAGTAGCAGTGATATCGTACCTAACTCTAGTGCCCGGATACCTAGCCACTACTCTACTTATTCTCCTAGCATGTGTATTAGCAGCAATCCAACAGTGACATGGCACATATGTGCTAAAATCAATATCTGCATCGTTAGGGTCTATGGTTAACTCGACTAACTCTCCGTCAGCCCCTCTATGCCTCATGTAAACGTGAGGGTATCCTACACCCTCCCATTCATCTTCGGGATAGTAATAATCAATTATCATTCATCTCATTCCTGTTGGTCTATAATTATCAATAAGCGCTTTACCATATTATCAGATTGTCTTACCACTAAACCCACAGAATCACCAAAGTGTATCCTTGATACCATCTTAGGATTAACTAAACCTAAACATGGAAGAAGCCAAGGGCCGAAATTAGAAGCCACCGTATGCTTTGGCCCTTCTGCCTCTCTCAGTTCACTTGTAGCAAATAATTTGACATCGTGGGCTTTACCCACAGATATTGTAAGTTCAGACGAATCTGCATCAGCAGTCAATTTGTAGTCAGAATCCTTGTTAACTATCGATTTCAATGTCGCTAACTTGAGTATGTCTGTCATCTGAGTTTTACCTTTTAATGTGTAAGTGTCTTGTCCGAAGGATGCCCATTCAGCCTTCTCCGCCTTCGCTACTAACTTCTCAAACGTGGGTACTAATTGACTACTCTTCATATCGGTTACAGGTATATTCATTTTCATCTTACCGCTTGTAATGTAGAGAGTCTTACCACCTTTAATTTGTTTAATCGTAACAGGTCCAGCGCACTTGCTAATAAAAGCACAAGTTTTACCCAAGTCTGATATATTCAGCGTACCTTCTTTAGCAGGTGCATCGGGGTAGTGGTAGTACACTTTCAAGAAATGTGTTTGGTAAGCAGCACTATATCCTAAACAAGTAGGATTGACCATGATGTTTACATTCAAATCATTCATGTTGCTATCAAATTGACCTAAATGGCTTAACCATTCTTTCTTGTCAAGTGTCATCTGAGCCATTCACTCACTTCCTTCCCTAATCAGTTTTCTGTATATTTGTACGGCAGTTTCCACGCCTACTATTTTTACTACTTCGGCGTAGAGTTTTTTGTCTATTCGGTGTCTCTCGTTTATGACTCGGCGGGTGATGTTATTCCACAAAGCACCACATTCAATACAACTAATAACTGTTGATTTGTGTTCTTCTATATCTGAATCTTCAACAAGATGTTCTTCAACCATTTCCGAAGCACAATTGAAACAATTATCCATGCCCTCATCAATGTTATTCTCAACATACAGATATTCCATTGATTCACAGCCTTTGTAATTCAGGTAAACCTAACCATGAAGGTTGTTTGCCCTGCTCAGTTATCAGTATAGTGCTACGCTGTCCTTGTAGTGTCGCATCAGTCTTAGATTTCTCAAAGGTAGCAGTAAACTCAGAACGTGTAACCTCACCATCATCATCGTAGGAATCTCTACGTCTGCAATGTATAATTTGGTACATGTAACCTGCTGTTGTTTTCTCCCATGCAGGTTGTCCTTCTTTAGCAGTAATCTCACCTTGCTTGTTGTAGACATCTTTCAAGTGTGTTTCCCAAAAGACATTCACCCCTCTCTTTACAAGTGCACGTGATAAAGCAGTAAGTTGATGGAATCTTGTAGTACGAATAGACCAGTCCCATTGTGACTGCACTCTCTTGTTCTCTCCTTGACCTCTGTTATCAGCCGCTTCGATACCGTCTTTGGATAATCCCAAATCCTGTATCCTCATACAGTTGGTCGCTACCGAATCCCACAAATCTATACCAGTAACTAAGACACCCCACAAATCTTCATGTGAATCTAATGCGAACTGCATTATCTTAACTGTCCTATCATGTGTTGCTGGATAGTCATAGGCTGTCCTATCGTTCTTGTTCATCACCCACGGCTCCCAGCACTTGATGTTGTCATTGTTGGCATAAAACGCAGACTTAGTAGCAGAGCCACCGTTGTCAAAGTCAATTACCCAAAATTACTTAGGTTTATCGCTCATTTATTCACCTCTGTAAACTCTACTAAGTTAGTCTGTCTGCCTGTGTCAAACGAATCGCAGTACCTCTGATAGAAGTCAAATATTATAGCACTTTTACCTGTATTTTCTTGACCGACTAAAGCCATGAAAATATGTGTCTTAGGTCTGTTAGCATTTACGTCTGCTAATTCCGTTCTCAAGTCTGCAAAAGGGTCAGCAGGTTCTTCGCTTGCCTTTTGTTGCACTTTCTTACTCTCTCCAAAACCTGCCATCTTAATTCTGCTCCTCTTCTGCTGCCTGTGTTTCTGCTTGGTTAGTTCTGTTTACTTCTGCTACATCACTACGTAGTTTGTTTAACGATGCATTCACTTCATTAGCAAACGCTTCTAGCAATCTAATGCTAACCAGTCTGTCACCTGCAACTTTCTGTATCTGCATAGCCTCTGTGTAAAGCGTGTTGTATTGCTCTACTAGGCTCGCATTGTTTGATACGGCTGTCTCCAATTCTTCTTCCAATTCTTTCTTCGTTCTTTTCTTATCTGCCACTTTCTCACCTCACTCAAATTGTGAAGAATCGGTGTCCCCACCACCGACTCTTCTAATTGCTCTTGATGGATTCGTATATACACCAAACACTGCTAGTTGTGGCATACTCTGTCCGTCTTGTACTTTCATCTTTAGTCTACCATAGACTAGTACAGAACTCTTCTCTCCATAGCCCCATAGTTCATCGTCTATGTCTCTAAAGTGGAATGGGCTTGCAATATCGTTGCATGAACCACTAACCCAACAAGGGATTTCACTCATTCTACCTTTACCGTGTTGATTTTGTAGATTCAAGGAAGATACAGATAGGCTAAAGTTACGTCCTGTCTCATCCCAATCGCTAGGTTTACCTTCGGTAGACATTCTCATTACACTACCTCTTACAATTACATCAGGCCCAACCGTACCATCGTTACCATCTCTACCAGTAAAGTGTCTTTTACCAGCGTTGTATGCATCTTCTAGTTCTGTTAGGTTTACGTATGCATCTCCCATGTAGTCATCGTTAGTCCACATCTTGAAAGGTTGTAGATGATGTCTGATGTGCTCAGGACACCATTCATCGGTGTATTGCATAGTTTCGCTAAAGTTGTAATTGGTGCTTAGAACGTCTTGGAATGCTTCACTTTTAGTATTAGGTAGTCTAACTTGGATAGATACAGGAGAACCTACGTCTATCTTCATGTTTCTGTTTTCGTTAGTCAAATCTACTCTCCAAAATTGTAAGTCACCATCTAAGAACTTCTTTGGCTCATTACCGAAGAATCTGTAATACCTACCCATTCTTTCGTATGGATATGGTCTACCTGCTTTGCTAAGTAGGCAAATCCAATCGTCACCTTGTTTGAATCCCATAGTAGGGTCTGCGTTTGCTGGGTCTGTGGTTACTAGAGCGCCGTTAGCGGTGTTAATAGCCCACACGCCATCTTCTTCATAGTAGTGTCCTACAACACCGTCTGACATAGCCGCATTAGGGTCTTCTTGCCATTTCTGTCTAGCATTTCTTACAGACCAACCGTTTCTATCTGCTGATTTCTCTTCTACACCCATCCAGTGTCCTACGAAAGTAACTGTGTCTCCACCGCCACCGCTTATGTTGCTACTTCTATCTTCGATGTACATTCCTTCTGCCCAATCTACCAATAAATCTGCATCTTCGGCAGTCCAATCGGTGCAGTTCCATGTGTCAGCGATATGTTTGATGTATGCTTCGATAACTTTCTCCACACTTTCACCAGTTCTTTCCGCTTGCATCTTGAAACGCAGCATTACCTCTTCAGGCCATTCGTCTTTCTTTTCTTCCCGTTGTTTGAACGGGTTATTCTCATTTGCATTATTCATTTTTGTTACCTCTATTTACTTGTTTTCTCATTTTTGATACCATCCAGTCAAGGAAGGAATAGTCGTCGCCGGGCCATGTGTATCTATGTGTCATAGTATCACCATATACCGCCATTATGTCCCATATCATATCCAATGTATCCTCATCTTCAAAGTGGGAATATATGTCTCCGTAGAAACCATTGAGTACGGCTGGGAGTGTTCTGCCGGATTTGATTTGTGCATGAAGGTTTCGCCTTAGGTTATACCATTCATTGTTAATTGCGTATGCTACCGAATCTTCTGCGCCGGATGATACAAGTTGGTCTATACGTATACCGATTCTTACAGAATTGAAATCATCATTATGTCCCATATCATATCCTTGTGTGTTCATGGATTTCATAAACATGATAGTCGCTCTCATATCTCCGTTCATATGTTTTACAAGTCTTTTTAACTCATCCATCATATCCGTATAAACTTCGGTTGGATTTATCAATTGGTGCGCGACGCATCTATCATAAATCCAAGACGCGCCTACTGTTTCATCTACTGGTGAGAAAGCGTATGCATTACACCTTGAACGTATAGCAGGTCGTATCTTCTCAATCTCATTACACGTGAGTATAACCATTGCATTGTGAGCATACTTCTCTATCAACTGGCGCATAGCATCTTGTGCTGCTGTGGTAAGCCCGTCTGCTTCATCTAGTAGGATTATCTTTCTTTTTACACCTATACCTTTTGTTCTCATAGCGGTTTTGAATGAACCTCTAATGAAATCAATACCTCTATCATCACTTGCATTGGATTCAATGAAGTTCATGCTGTTGAAGTTGTCGCCTAGAAACTGTCTTGCTATACAGTGAGCAGCACTAGTCTTACCTGTGCCCGGTGGACCGTAGAACAATAATGCCTGTGGTAATGCTGATTGACCAGTTTCATACTCTTGCCTGTACCAAGATTGAACATCTTGCTTGAGAGCATCTAAACCTGCCATTTCACTGATTACTGAGTAATCGAAAATACTTGGAGTTTTCATCATCCTGTTTATTCAATCTCGGTTTATATAGTCAACCAATTTCATCGTATGAGAGCATATCTAATTCTGTATCGTGTGCTTCTACCCAAACAAGAAAATCATCCCATGTCTTTGGAACAGGATTGTCAACAACCCAAGATAACATGTGCCAGCCAGCACCATCGGATAAAGCAGAGCGTATCCCATACATGTTCTCTAACTTATCTAATAAGACCAACCACTTGAAAATGTCACTCTTGCTATGGTATTTTTCTTTTAACTCCATACCAAAGGGACTCAGAAACTTGCTCACACAAGTCTGCTGGATGTAAGTACCACTAGTAAACAGAGAGCGCCAACTTATTTGTTTCTTTACTCTCATACCTAATTTGGAATCACTTCTATTCTCTACCCAAGTTTTCATCCGTAGTTCGGTCAGTATGATACCTAAACCCATCCACTCTTCTCTTCTATCCACTTCACTATTCATTTTCCACACCTACTAAATCGACGTACTGAGCCACATCAGATATGCCCATTTCATTATCTATTTCTACAAACGAAGGTTTACTCAAAGTGCCCGACCTTCTATCAACAAACGGCGATGACACACGTATTACTATACAAACATCATCGGGTATTACCTTCCACCTGTTTACTTCTTCCGTATTAGCACCAAGTATTCTTTCAATATCGAATGCGATAGAACTTTTTTCCGACTCTATATAAACTGCGCAAAATCCTACATCCAAAAACTCGTCTACCCCATCGATTGCCTGTAATTTTATTTCCATGACATCACCGTGTTTGTATGCTGCTAATCTTAAATTATGAATGTGAGATTGCTTCACTAAGACATAGCCCCCATATTCAGTAGGAGAGAATCCCCCAGTGTTAGGAAATCGTACCGTGTTCTCATGTTTAATTATTGAATCCCAAGAAGGTGTAGGTAGAGGCCAAGCAATTTCCTCATCATGCGATTCAGAATATTTAAGCAACCTTTCTTTTAATGATAATTTAGGATGCTTAGGGTATGCTACATCGGTGATTACATCACCTGCTTTCTCTATGATAACATCTTCTTCCTCGTTGTATTCAACGCTCACTACCCCGTTATTAGGTATAGATTGGTATACCTCTATATCCACAGATTTGTATTTACTCCACGGAATCCATCTACGCTTTCTTAATGCAGCAGTGGGTTTCTGATACCATAACTTAGGGTCGTATAATAAATTAACATCATTGTACACTGCATGAATTATTTCTTTATCGGTAAGGAAACCCCTACTAGATGATATGATGTCAGGAGATATACTAGTGTTCAATCTTCTTAAAAATCTGAGGGGGGAAATAGGTTGTTGCTCACCTATTACAGATGACCAAAATAATCTAGCGTCTATTTCATTCATCTGTTTACTTAAATCTAAAAACGAATACTCGCCTTCAATAACAGCATTTCTTATTTTCAACATATCTTCTATGCTCCAATCACAAGGATTCGATGCACTGCTCTCTGATGCGAGTAAGGTCGATACTCTTTTGTCAAGTAATTCTAAAACAATTTCATACGGTACTTCTAATTCGTTAGCCACTTTAGAAAGGACTTTTCTTTCAGTCAAGGTTTCATTAGAAAACAGAATCTCGTATGCATAAAGCGCAGTCGATTCTTCATTGAAGTCTAAAGAAGATAGACTCCTATCTCCTAAGCGACTTCTTTCCCAAGCATTCGCCAAATCTGTAAATAACATTAAACCAGTAGATGCTTGTGAGTAGCGAGCCACTTATTTGGCTTTGGTTTCGTACCCGTTCCTAACATATCCAATGTTATACTTTCCACTTTCTTTACAGTGATACCGCTTTTGTATTCCTTAGCATACAAGTAAAGACAGTCGATTATTAGATTCTTATTACTTCTTTGATTAGACCAATTTGAATCTAATCTTATTTGCGTATACGATAGAATCGCTTTGTTAATCTGTAACGGCTTCATACCGAATGCTATACCTAAAGCATAGATGTCTTTTTCTCTCATGCTTATCTCTCATCGTGATAGAAGAAGTAAATCTCGCTCCATATATTAGAGTAAGCAGTGCCTAGTTTATCGTCTTTTACTGATGCCTTAAAATTAGGATAATTAATTTTCATCAACCTATTAGATACTACGTTAGCCACGTGTTCTCTCTCTATGTAAGCCCGATAAGGATAGTCTGCTGTCTCATCCTTAAACAGTTCACACTTAGGAAATACGTTTAGTAAGTGCTGCTTTGACCTAGCCCTCACTAACAGCGTTTCCTCATCATTTCTATTCTCTACTATGCTCAACCATGCGTCGTTAAATGCTATCCACATCTTCAATCCCTTTCCATTCTCTTCATTCAATCTCGGTTTATATAGTCAAAGTTACTTTATGCAACTCGTCTTGCTATATCGCCTATTCTTTGTTGTAATACGTTTCTTGTCTGACTGTTTCTAAGCGACGATAGAGCAGCCTCCATCGCATCACTACCGCCGTATTTATCGTAAGACTGTCCTAGTTCTTGTTGAGTTAGGTTACCATAGATACTAGGCATGTGTTGTTGAAATGATTCTATTTCTCCTACCTCTGAGCCAAAAGCATCTCCTTTAGGTGCACCTTGTGCTCTATACGGTCCAGCCCCTCCTACGTCTACGTAACTGAGAGTGTTATTGGGTCTACGTAATACGTTATCCATTTCCATACCTAGAACATCCCAATTACCTATCAAGGCTTGGGGTACTACATCTTCTCGTAATTGCTTTCTATCATTCATACTGATAGGTCTAGCACCTTCTTCATAATCAGTAAGCATGGTGGGTCTACCTCTTTCTTCTACCATTTGAGCATTAGGAACACCGACACCTAGTTCATTCAGATAACGATTCATGTCATACTCGTTGTTAATGTGGGCCTGAGGGTCACCTCCAGCGAAACCGCCTCTTTTCACTACCACTCTTTTACCACTAGGTAAAGTGCGCAATGCAGCACCAGTAGAGCCTCTCAGCCTTACTTCTTCTTTCAAGAAGTTCCACGCATCATGTATTGTCAACTACATCCCTCTTTTTACCAGTAATAGTCCGATTCTTTTGTATACTACCACCCTTGCGGTTTTTATGTAAACTTAGTTTAGTGGTGTAGTAATGTAAATGTTCCGCCATTTTTGAATCTAAGACTGTAAAACTTTCATCTAATTTTTTCATTCGAGTGTTCAATATGGCTAATTGATTCTGAAACTTTGTGTTTTGTTTTTTGAACTCATCGGCTACTACACTCTCGACTAGAAGTCTATGTTCATTGAAATCTTCCTCTAGGTTTTTTGTGGCTATTTTCATAGTCTCTTCGATGGCTACCCCTACTTCTCTCGCTATCTGTCTTTTTGTGCTATCACTAATAGTTTCAAAAATGGATTTTAATTCTTTTACTTCCTCTTCTAGTAAACGTATCCTGTATTCTTCCTTAGTCTCTTTTTCAATAGAAGATTTACTTCTATTGTAGACGTTTCTTTTGTTTAGTTTTTTAGTAAAGTTTGTACTACACTCATCACAATGACTGCGTACTTCTAAATTACTTCTCTTTCTAAAGTTCTTACCACATGTTTTACAGACTACTATATTACTCATGTTTTCACTTCCTCATAGATTCCCATAGTTTAATGGCTTCTTGTTGTTCTTCATTCAGTGTATCGAATAGTTCTTCTGCCGCACTTTTCTTCTCTACTTTAGCAGGTACAGTCTTACAATCAGGACAAGTTTTTCTTAACTTGCCTCTACCTGTTTGCTCAAAGTTCTTGTTACAACCATTACAAACATAGGTTCTTACTACTGTCTTGTAGTTTTTCTTAGCAGAATCTCTAGCAATCTTAGCGTGATTCTTTTTCTGACATTCAGCACAACGTAGTTTCATCTTACCTCTACCAGTCATAGTTTCTAATTGGCAATTACAATCTATACATACTCCCATTCTCTGTAAAGGTACGAAAGTTTTAGCCCTATACTCTGCATTTTGTTTTGCTCTTAGTTCAGTCTTACAACTGTCGCAGTGAGTAATGGTTCTACCCTTACCTGTTTGTATGATTACATTCTCACAATCTTCCGTCACACATACATTCTTACGAATGACTTTAGGTTTGGGCTTTCTTATGTTACGTCTATGTGTCTTTCTACATTCTTCCGATTGACAAAGAGTTGGTGCTTTACCTTTCTTTACTTTGTAAGAAAACTCTTCCTCGCATATTCTACAAGTAGACTTCTTATGCGTAACCTTTTCTTTCTTTACTTCAATTTTCAATCCTAGCATTTTTGCTAATTCTATTGCTGCATCATCGCTCATTATATCACCAAATATTTTCTCATTTCAAGTAGTATTACTACTCCGCAGAATGCTATAAATGTGGTTATTGCGCCACAGACACCACACAATAACTCATACAAGTTCATTCATTCCACCCCAAATCTAAATCCAATATTATCTCGCCTAAGTCTAAAGTGTGTTGTTGCGATTCTCCGCATTTACAACAAGTAATATTAACAAGCACATCTTCTTGGTTATTGATAATCTCAAAACCATTAACATACACATCATCATGTGTGCAAAAGTTTTCATCAAGATATTCTTGACCTCTTCCATCACTCATGCTGTCACCTCTACACCTTGCCACCAGTCAGGCGCAGATACATGTCTGTAATGTACTCCACCCGCACTACTTGCTTTGCTCTTGTAGTACGCTCTGTATGCTTTAACTGCATCTTCATCTTTGTATTCGTCAGGCATGGCTTGAGCAAACGGAGTTTTGCTATCGTAATCCCAGTTAGGTGCAAATTGTTTACCATAGTGTTTGCCTTGGATAACATCTTTCATATGTCTAATTGGACCTTCACAAGCATGTGTTTTGTTGAATCTCATACTGTATTCATAACATAATGCGATAGCATGTTCTGCTAACCACATGAAATCTTCAAGTGAATTACCGCATTGAATAGTGCATGGGTGATGATGAT